ACTTTTGGGAAGGTGGATTCGATGGAGACTTCTTTGAGTACTTCTTTGACCGTGCATTAGGTGGCTTTGAATATACAAACAATCCATACGATGCAGACCTAATCGTAACCTCAGTATTTGGAAACACTTTCTATGATCCACGAAAAACTATTGCGTACATTGGAGAGAATATTCGGCCTAGCTACTTGGGCTATGACCATTCTCTTTCTTTTGACTATGACAGTTATGGTGGACGTAATTTTCGATTACCTTTATGGTATTCGCGGTTAGCATGGCCGGGCTTTGAACAGAAGCCACGCAGAGCCAACGCCCATAATCATGGGTATGAACCATTGATTGAGATTGAACCGTTAACCAAGCCGAGAGTATTGGACTGGGCAAAAAAAGATAAGTTCTGCGCCATGATTGCTGGCAATCCCGAAGGTCTGCGAGTTAATCTATTCAACTCAATTACTAGGTATAAACCCGTACATGGCTACGGCAATATGTTTAACAACTCATTGCGTCAATCTAAGTTTGATGTGCTGCCTAGCTATAAGTTCTGCCTATGCCCTGAGAACTCTATTTATGACGGATATGTAACTGAGAAGTTATTAGACGCTTATGCGGGCGGTACAGTACCCATATATAGCGGTACATTGTCGGTCGATTGCGACTTCCATGAGGGCGCATACCTGAACTACATCAGCACCAAAGACATGTCTTGGTTCGTGCAAACCATTCAGGCTATTGATGAGAGCAAAGAACTATACGAGGCTATGTATACTAAGCCACTTCTGTGGGAAGAACCCAGCCTTGATAACGCATTAGATTTTGTACGGAACATAGTTCAATGAACGCAAATGAATTAGCTGATGACTGGGAGCGTACTGCATTTATCAGCGAAGAGAGTAAGCAAGAATGTGGCGACAAGATGGCTGCCATGCTACGCCAGCAACAAGCTGAAATAGAGGTGTTGAGAAGCGAACTGGATAGAGCTGTAGAAAATTACACAGATAAAGCTATAGAAAATGAGGCGTTAAGAAGCCTGTCATTGCGTAGAGAGAACTTAGGCTATTTCTATGATTTACACGCAAGACAACAAGCTGAAATAGAGTCGTTGCTTCAGTTTATTTCTGAACGTGGAGAAACTAGGCAGTTAATTATTTGGAAGGCACAAGAGAAATGAACATTATTACAGACACAAAAGAACCAAATTGGGTAACTGTTAAACAAAGTGCTGAACCAGTAGCGTGGTTTGAACAAGATCCTGATATGAAATCAGTTTGGTATCAAGCCGACAAGGATGCGCCTAATGCTATTCCACTCTACACTCATCCAGCAAAGCCATTAAGCAATGTTGTTGTAGCTAGTGCTACTTGCAGGTGCGGAACAGTTATGGAGGTGACTAATTTGCAAGAAGTAAAGACACTAACAGATGAGGAAATAGAGAAGGTGCGTATAGCAATTATGAACACTGCATACTGGTGCGCTGATGAAAATATGTCAGAAGCATATAACGCAGTCAAAGTATGTTGTAGCGAAGTGTTAGCGATATTAGAAAAGGCACGAGGAAAATGACTGAAGATCAAGAAGTTAGAGAATGGATGGCTTGGTATTTAGAAAAGCCAATCAATGTTTATGAAGTTTATGGTGATGCGCTTGAATTTACGGCAGAAGAAAAGGCTATGACTTCAATACTAAGAAAGGCACAAGAGAAATGAGTGATTTTGGAAAAGCAATGCCCAAAGGTGAAGGGCAATCTGTTAAGTTTGATATGGCAGATATGAATGTCACATTTCCAGTTAAACCTGAATTTCAAAACCCTGACACCACTTATGTAGAACGCAGAGTGCCAGTTGGACTAGAGGACGAAGCACATGAATTGCTTGATAACTGGTTGAAATCTAAGGGGTTTGACCCCGATGAAATTTAAGAAAGGCACAAGAGAAATGAGAGAGCGATACGGCATTAAACATTTTGATGGGCCTGTAATGGAGCTAACCACTATGGTTGGCTGCCCATTGATGTGTACCTTCTGCCCACAGGAAAACCTCCGCGATAACTACGGAGACAATACTAAATACATGCAGCCACGGGATTTGGTAACAGTCCTCTCAAAGCTACCAAAAGACACTAGGATCGATTTCTCAGGGATGTCTGAGCCTTGGGCTAATCCACACTGTACGGAGATGCTAGAGACCGTTCTATACATGGGATTCCAAGTGGCAATTTACACCACCCTGTACGGTATGAAAGATCCTGAGCGAGTGCGTAAAGTCTTAGAAGATCATCCCGGTCAAGTAGAAGTCATTATGCTGCACCTTCCTGATGCCAACGGGAATATGAAGGGCTGGAAGAATAGCGATGAATGGCAACACGCTGCAGCCGTTATCTCGCATACTAAAGTTCCGTGCGGTGTAGGGGCTATGACAATGGATAAGACTGGGTTAGTTCATCCAGAGCTACAGGCTATGGTCGGCCAACTGCAAGGCTGGGTAGGACATACTCGGGCTGACAGTTTGAATACTGAGCAAGTAGCTGGTCAACCAATCAGTATTACTCCGATGAATACATTCCCTTTAACTTGTAAGAGTACCCCATTCTATGATCGAAATGTTCTGCTACCTAATGGTGACGTTGTGCTTTGCTGTATGGATTACAACCTTAAGCATATTATCGGTAATTTATTAACCCAATCTTATGCAGAAATATTTGAGGGTAAACCCTTACAAGACTTGATTGAGATTAATGAGAGTCCTAAATTTGACAAGTGCAGCATCTGTAAGTCCTGTGAAAACGTGACGGAGTTGGCATGAGATATTTAATCTTATTGCTGCTGCTTGCTGGTTGTGGTCAACAGGATACTGGTACGGTCTATGGATGCCATGAGAAAGATCTACCGAAAGAAGTAGAGTTAGAGTGCAGGCACATCAGAGAATTTAAAAAGCGTCCAACAATGATTGACGGATGCGCTTATCAAGAATCACACGGAAGGGTAATTAAAACATGCGGGTAATGGTCATAACCCCTACTACGGGTAAACATACGCTGAAGAAAGCAATAGAGAGCGTACAGAATCAGACAGTAAAGACTGATCACTTGGTTGTATTAGATGGTCAAGAGGCATGGGCTAAAGTGCGTATGTCCCCATATAACTACCGTTGCAAATGGATGCTGCTTCCTGAGAATGTTGGCGGTAATGGCTGGTATGGACATCGAATCTATGCAGCTATGCCACTAATGATAAACGCTGATTACATTTTATTTTTAGACGAAGACAATTGGTTTGAGCCTAATCATGTGGAAACCATGATTAATAAGATTAAATCTAAAGACTTAATGTGGGCATATAGCTTGAGGAGAATATGCAATGAAGCTGGAGAATATGTTTGCGACGATGACTGCGAATCGCTTGGCAGATGGCCGGCATTTTATGATCACTTACTTAATTTTGTCGATACTAATTGTTATTGTTTTAAGCGGGATTATTTGGTTAACGTTTCTCATAAATTCTACGGCCAATGGGGTGCAGACCGCCAATTCTATAAAGCTGCCGCATCAGCTTTGCCTTCCTTCGGATGCACGGGAGAGGCTACGGTTAATTACCGAGCGCCCGAAAGATTATTTGAGATGTTTGGACAGGGAAACCGGCAGATGATTAGAGCCTACAATGATCTACCTTGGAGAAAAAAATGAGTTTTAAAGTGTATACAAATGACGGCTGGCATTTGGCTTGGTTTGATACGATAGACCAAGCAATTAAGTCTATGTTAGATAACCCAAATCATTATTATCACAGGGAAAACTAAATGAATATTCAGCTAGAAGTTATTAAAGAATATGAAGATGGATCTGCTGATGCAGTAGTTCATTTTGATAAAGAAGGACTGGCCGTGCTGGTTGAGGCTGGCATATTAAGTATATTGAAACAATACATTGACCAAAAAAAGGAAACCAAATGAGCTTTAAGAAAGATAACAAACAAACCCTAACTGCCAAGACAGTTCCCCTTAAGGCCAAGTTATTTGTAGCTACTCCTATGTACGGCGGTATGTGTACCGGTATGTATGCCTCTGCGGTTATGCAGTGCGTAGGTGCATTCGGTCAGGCTGGAATCCAAATGTACTACAGCTTTATGATGAATGAGTCCTTAATTACTCGCGCCCGTAACAGCATGGCACATGACTTCCTTAAGTCTGATGCTACTCACTTAATGTTTATTGATGCTGATATTGCTTTTAATCCAGCAGACATTCCTCGTATGGTTGATGCAGATAAAGACATTATCTGCGGTATCTACCCTAAGAAAGAGATCAACTGGGTAGAGGTATCTGAGGCCGTCAAGCGTGGCGTTCCTCCAGAGCATCTGCAATTTAGTACTGGTGCGTTTGTATTAAACCTTGCTCATGGTGAAAAGTCCAAGACTGGCAGTATTAACGAACCGATTGAAATTGCTAACGGTGGTACAGGCTTTATGTTGATTAAGCGCAAAGTCTTTGAAGACTTGGCAGACAAAGTTCCTAGTTACACCAACGATATGTACCATGCCGTAGATACCGTTAGAGAAGTAAAGATTATCAAAGAATTCTTTGCTACTAGCATTGACGAAGAGTCTAACCGCTTACTGTCAGAGGACTATCACTTCTGCAAGATAGCTCGTGAGGCTGGATTTAAAGTTTGGTGCGCTCCTTGGGCCAGCTTTAGCCACACTGGAACTTATAACTTTAGCGGGCAGTTACCAAGATCAGCATGATTCTGACGCAAGAATACGTAGACGATCTACAAAGCAAGTCCAAGTCGCAAATCAATCAAGACATGGTTGTACTACATGAACTAAAGTTTAAGCGGGATGGATACTTTGTAGAGTTTGGTGCAGCCAATGGCATGGATCTCAGCAATACCTATATGCTTGAGAAAGAAATGGGCTGGACTGGAATAGTGGCTGAACCAGCACACATATGGCATGAGGATCTATTGAAGAATCGTAGCTGTCATATTAGTTTTGATTGTGTATGGACTAAATCCCATGAAGAGATAGAGTTTAATGAGGTTAGTGCAGCAGAATTGTCTACGATTGACTCATTCTCTGGGTCAGATGGTCACGCTCAGACTAGGGCTGAAGGCAAGAAATACAAGGTCTATACCTGTTCTTTACTTGATTTGTTGAAGAAGTACAAAGCTCCTAAAGAGATTGATTATTTATCCATAGATACCGAGGGTAGTGAGTTTGAAATATTAAATGCGTTTGACTTTGATGCTTATAAGATTAAGGTAATTACTTGCGAACATAACTTTACGCCCATGCGGGATAAGATATTGGAGTTGTTATCAAGAAAAGGATATACCCGGAAGTATGCGGAGTTATCCCAGTTTGATGACTGGTATGTGTTAAATGATTAAATGGCTAGGCACGATACTATGCTTGTGTGGTATTTTTTTAACAAGCTTTAATATTTATCCATTAAATATCGTGCTTAGTATTATCGGGAGTACACTATGGACAATAGCGGGAATCATCCAAAGAGATGTACCGTTGTTCTTAGTTGAAGCAGTAGCAGTAGCATTCTATTTGGCCGGAATGATTAACTATTTAAAATGAAGAGGATTTATGAAGAAGATATTAGCGGGAGCTTTCTGTATTATTTCTATGTCGTTGAATGCCCAGAGTGTGACGAGCTGGGAGAACTCACCTTACAACTGGAAGAACTCGGAATACAACTACGAGAACAGTTCAGCAAACTGGAACAATTCTCAATACAACTGGAAAAACAGTGAGTTTAATTACAACTCCAATACTGGGGTTTACGATAATAGCGGTAATCGCATTGGCTATGAAACAATAACTCCAAGCGGCACAAGAAACTATTACGATAACGAAGGCAACCGCCGCGGATATAGCAGATAAGAGGAAATGATGATTGACTATTCAGAAACTATACTTGAACTTAAAACAGGCGAAAGAGAACTTAGCAAACTATTGCAACAACGTGACTTTCCTAAAGCTTGGGACAAGTGCAATGACTTGATTATTGCGTTGATTGATTTGAAGTGCTGGTTGGATAAACACAAATGAAAATAACTAATAAGTTTGGTTTACCACAGACCATTGTTAACGCATTGGAGCGTCCTACCTATAGCAAGGGTAAGGCACATCTATCTGCTACAGAGTTGCTCAATAGCCCGCAGATTGTGGTGTTACGCAAGCAACATTTAGATGAGCTGGAATCGGATGCATCAGACATGGTGTGGTCTTTGTTTGGCAGCGCAGTCCATCACATCCTTGAGCAGGGCGGTGACGCTAATCACTTGGTTGAAGAGCGCCTCCATGCTGAGATGGATGGTTGGAATATCTCTGGTGCGATTGATTTACAGATCATTCATCCAGACGGTATAGAGATTAACGATTACAAGACGGTAGGCGTCTACGGAGTAATGAATGAGAAAAAGGAATGGGAAGACCAACTTAACATATATGCTTGGCTGGTCGAGACGGTCAAGAAAACGCCCGTCACTGCTCTCAAGATTGTGGCTATTATTCGCGACTGGAATCGGCGTGATTCTAATACTAGGGCTGGATATCCTGCAGCTCCTGTGGCGGTCATTGATATTCCTTTGTGGAGTATGCAGAGACGTGAAGAATATGTCCGTGACCGCATTCATGCCCACTCCGAAGCATTATTCGCTATGGAAACGGGAGAACCAATACCGTTGTGTACGCCCGAAGACTGCTGGGAAAAGCCGACAGTCTACGCCGTCAAAAAAGAAGGCGGAGTAAGGGCAAAGATTGTTTGTGCTTCTGAAGAAGAGGCCAAGGAAGAACTAGAGAAAGCTGGCAAAGGATATTTTATAGAGACCAGACTCGGTGAAAGAACCCGTTGTGCTAACTATTGTCAGGTTAGTCAATGGTGCAAGCAGTATCAATCTTATTTAACAGAGGAGAAGTAAAAATGAAATTAGCACAAAGCATTGAAGAGTTAACAGGCAAGTCAATTGAAGAACTCAATGAGTCATTGAATGAGTATTTGAAAAAACAAGGATACCCTGATGGGGTGGTTTCTTTATCCGCAAATATTATTGAAATAGAAAGCGATGAAGAGGGAGAAGACAATGTTTAATCAAATGATGAAAGCCTTTGAGCGTGAGTTTATTGGTCAGACTAAGGTATGGGAACCAGTTAGTGATTCCATCTACCACGGTCGCATGTCTGATGCAGAGATCGAGGCAATGCGGGCGCGCAACGAAGAAGCCATCAAGCAGTGCATTAAAGAGATGGGTGAGAAGTGGGTACTTCACAAGTCACATCAGGTGAAAAGAAATGTCAGCGAATGATAACCAAGTAGGCGGTAGCCATTACAAGGGTAAGGCAATCCAGCCTTGGGACTACATCGTAGCCAATAACCTAGGATACCTAGAGGGAAACATTGTTAAATACATATCCCGCTGGAGAGAAAAGGGTGGCATTGATGACCTACGCAAGGTAGTCCATTACGCAGAGAAATTAATTGAAGTAGCAACTAAAGAGGAAATGAAATGAAAACAAGACAGGAAATGATTTACGATTTTATGCTGGCATTAGCGCCACAGATATTTGAACAAATGCGCATGATGGATGATTATGCAAGAGAAGAGGGTATTCCCCCAATAAGCATAGAAACCATTACCGAGGACATGCATGAGGTTGCATCTAATCTAGCAGACCAATGCCTAAAAGGAATAAATTAAATGAGCGTTTATAAGAAGTTACAAGAAGCCCGTATCAAGTTACAAAATACGGCGCTTAAGAAGTCTGGCCATAATAAGTTTGCTGGGTACTATTACTTTGAACTGGGTGACTTTTTGCCAGCCATTCAGAAGATCTGCTCAGAGATGGGGTTATGCGGTGTTGTATCGTTTGACCACAACATGGCCTTCCTGCAGATCAATGACACAGAGGACGGTACTTCAGTCATGTTTACCTCTCCTATGTCTAGCGCTGCTTTAAAGGGCTGCCATGACGTTCAGAACCTAGGTGCGGTACAGACCTATCTACGTCGCTATCTATGGGTTAACGCCTTTGAAATCGTGGAGCATGACGCATTAGATGCCACCCTAGGAGCAGACACACCAAAAAAGCCTGAGACAGTAGCCCATAAGCCTGCACCCGCTCCTGTCAAACCAGTTCAGGCACCGACTAAACCAGCAGCTAAGACCGCCTTACCGGGCGAATGGACTCTTAAACCAATCGGGGATGACTTTATCGGGTCATTGAAGGTTGGGCTGGAAGCTATGCTTCAGTTAGCCGCATCGCCTGATGATGTAGCTAATATCTTTAAAGTCAATCGTTCTACCTTTGACAAAGCCAAAGAGATGGATGAGGCAGCGTACTCAGACATGATGGCTAAATTTACCGCAACTAAGAAGTCTTTAACTAAGGAGTAATACATGGAATATCCAAACAAGGGTTCACTGTTCCCGTCAACAGTTCGTAAGTCAGACAAGTCACCAGACTTCTTTGGTAGCGTCAAAGTTGATCGTTCATACCTACGGGATCTGATGGAAAAGCACGATGAGGATCTAATTGAGATTAAGTTATCAGGCTGGAAACGCGAGTCCAAAACAGGTACACGTTTTGTCTCGTTGGCTATTGATACATTTGTTAAAGCTGATGCAGCACCAGCACCTAAGTCACAGGAGAAAGATCCATGGGAGTAACCAAGAAACCAGCGGTAATTGCTAAGACCGCAACTAAGAAACGTGGCCGTCCAGCAGGATCTAAGAATAAGGTCAAAGCAGATACACGCCCATTAGTAGATAAACTGCAAGAAGCGTTAGCCATTGAAATGAAGACCGTTGAGGGTATGGAAAAACTGTTTGAAGAGTTTAAGTCCGTATCCCGTAAGGTTAGTGATCTGTCATTCTGGCAACGTGTCAAGCTTGTCTTTACAGGGAAATACTAATGGAAACTAGCCAGTTTGAAGGCAAAAAGATTGCTCTCAAGCAAACCAAGGATGGAATAGTCATGTCTTTGGCTATCCATCCGGATGACCTACCAGAAGAGCTAATGCGGGATTTTGTAGGCGCTAGGTACATGGTGGTTATGGTACGACTGGGAGACGATGAAAAGCCTTTGCAAAGAGAAGAGTATGGTAATGCTCAGATGGTTAGGTTAGCTGGCATGTTATGCAGAGACCGTAACTTTTGGGAGTATCTATACGAGCAAGGATTTTTACTTGAAACAAATGAGGAGGCTTGTGTTGAATGGCTCAAGTCCTATTTAAACATTAAGTCAAGATCAGATTTAAAAACCAATGTTGAAGCACAGAGGGCGTTGAAAATACTTAATGCCGAATACAAGGAATGGAACAATGACTGAAGAAAATTTAGTACCGTACAGTCTGTATTTACCGCGTAAACAGATTAACCAGCTCAGGGAAATGGCGAAGACCCGTAAGGCTTCTGCTTTTATCAGGGATGCTTTAATCATGGCCTTAGAAAAGAACGATACATTTACTAGCGGATACAACAAAGGACTGAGGGATGCCTGTAAAGTCATTCAAGAAACCAAAGAAACAGAAATGATTTCTATTAAGGGTAAACCCTTATCTGAGATTTTAATCGAGCAAATTCACATGTTAGAAGAAAATGGAAAATAAAGACCGAGAGTACATGCGCTTCTTAGCTGCCTGTTTTGCTTTAGTAAATTGTGGAAATCCCGCCGGAGCAGTCAAACTGGCAGACGAACTTATGGAAGAACTAGAAAATGAAAAGACTGTTACTGGTGGCATTGTCGATATTGTCCCTAAACGCAAGCGCAGCCGTAGTAGCTGAGACCGTTAATCAAGGTGGTGGAACTATAGCCTTAACAGATGCTAAATGCAGTAAGTCACCGAATACTTTTGTAGCTTATACCTACATTAGTAGTGGCCAGTCTTTATTGGGCTGCTGGACATCAGAAGGTAATAGAGTTTTTATACAATGGAATGACGGTGATCTGCGGTCTTATCCTATTGATATGTTCCGTCAGCCAGCTACACGTTCAAGGAATTCGCTATGACAAACGAAGAGTTAGAAGAGGTTATACTTAGTCTGAAAGCGGCTGGGGTACCCATGCCTGAAGTTAA